ACTTCGGTACTTTCTTTTTTAAATTTAAAAGCTGTTGTTGCTGTATCTTCGCCTGCTAAATATAAAAGCATCGGTTCTGGAATATAGCTACTTTGATTTTCTTCAATACAATAAGCGCAAAATAAATTAGTACCCGTAATTTCTACAAACTGATTATTTTCAAAAGGTAACTCGATTTTAAATTCACTACCATCGTAATCAAAACTTGAATCTAAATTTCCGTAATTTCTACTGAATAAATTTAGAAAATTCTTATTAGCAAATGACTTACTTTCTTTATAGCTAAATGAAATTTGTTTGTAAAGTGGTAATCTTTTAACATTGCTTGAATTAATAACGTACTTCGTTATGTTCTTTTCCGTTCCTAAATTATACCAATCTTGTAAAGGTTCAATTGTAAATGTCGTTTCGTTTTCTCCTACGCAAACTAAATTAAACGCTTTCAATATTGCTGAAAAGAAATCTGCTATTTTCATTGTACTATTGAATGCACTTGCGATATTTACAACTGCGTTAATTGTATCTCCAGTAATTGTAACAACGCCACCACCACCAACTTGAGCAACTTCTACATTTGCATCAAAAGACGTTGTTTCATCTGAATAAAGGAAAACAGTATAAACGGTTGTGTTGTCAGACGGCAAATAAGCAATCGCTTTATTTGTTTCTGTAGGTGCAAATTCAGTTGTCGAAAATAAAACACCATTTGCGTAAACCTCACAAAAATGTTTAGCCGTTACAGAACTTGGAAATAACTCTAAGTTTAAAAACACTTGAACTGTTGCGTCTAATAACGGTGGTCTAGTCAATGAATTGTTTGCTAAATCTACATAACTAACGGTTGGCGAAACGCTTAAAAAATCAAGTTGCGTTTTAGGAGATAAAACCAATAAAGTTTCCGCTAATTGATGTCTGAAATATAAATCCGTCCATCGTGTTGAACTAAAAAATGTACCGTTAAAAGTAATTCCAAATTTAGTTTCTATAATATCAAATATTTTAGAAACACGAACGGCAGGAAACAACTCCCTATAACTAATTCCTTTTGTAGCTTCAAAAATATTATCTACATCTCCAGTTACATCATTCCAAAAACGTTTTGGCGAAATCAAAGGAAATCTAACGTTATAACTTGTTGTACCGTCTTCAAGTCTATCCTGAACGGCTTGCCCCGTATAAGTGAAACCAACGCTAGTATAATCTAAATCCTTCAAAGTCAATTCACCAAACCTATCCTTTAATGAAGTCAACGCACCAAAGAAATTAAGCGAATAACTTACCACTTGACCGTCTTTAATTACCGCCTCATTCAGTTGTATTTTACCAACCCTAAACGGCATCGTTTCGATTTCAATAAACGCATCACGTCTTAAATTTTGGTCGATAGTTGGCACAACATCGCTTTCATACCAATGTTGAAAAATAGCGTTGTTTCGTGGTGACGCTGGTACTAAAAACGATTGTGAAAAATCGCTGAATACCTTGCTAATATCCTGAACGTTTGCAACAGATGAATTAACCGTTACAATTTCGTCTTTGAATAAATCAACTTGAACTCCCTCAATAAACAGTTGCAACTTCGTCATAAGCGTATTCAAAATCTAATGTATAGTTCAAGTCTTTCTTGTTTACTATTTTAAATAAGTCGGCATCATTGGTTAATATTTTTACAGGCAAATTATTAACCATTATTCTTTCAGATAGCATAAGCTGTTCAATGATAAACTTAAAGTTCTCATCTACTGAACCGCTGTTAACCGTTATTTTCCTTCGTGCGTTTCGATTCATTTGCCTTGTTTGACCGTCTGAAACGACCCATTGGTCACTCGTTGGAACGGTAGTTAGGAAATTATAATCTTCGCTTGTTGTTGTGATTTTATCTGTTGACGCTTTGAAGAAAAATACACGTTGCCACCCTCCTAACTTGTTTATAAAATCAATAGGAACGGGCGTATATCTACATTCTGCTAACGGCTTGAAAGTAAACGAATAAAGTAAAACGTTTGTAGGGCTGTAAAATTCAACTCTATTTCCACCTGCGTAGTAATTTAGTGACGGCGTTGTTGCACTTTGCCAAATGTAAGGAATATCACAATATCTTTGATTTACAGCATCTATATTGGTTGTTTCAAAATTACTTGGATTCGCTAAAGAAGTATATTTTACATAAGACGAAATCCCAATAAACACTGTAAAATAACCAGGGGAAAGTAATCCACTTGGTACACTTGCCGAACTTGTTTGTGGATAGTAAAAAACCATTCCACTTGGGTACTGAAACAAAGGAAAAGAAGCATTAAAAGTTATTGCCTCATTGTTCCAAGGTGCAAATGGTAGCGTTACAAGTGTGTCGCCCTCTGTATAAGCACGATAACCGTCAAACGAACGATAAGTCCTTGTATTAAGTAGCGTGTAAGTTCCTGAAACGTTCTTATATCTTTTTATCTGAATGTATGCACTCGCTCCACTTGGTGTTAACGTTGCAGGGCTTGGTAACGTTCTAATATTCTGATAAGTGTTACTAATAAATTCACGAACAAACGGCGTTACGTTGTATCTAGTCACGTTGTTTGTGCTACTTGGATTATTCTTTTCAAGTGTATAAGTTGGCGTTGCTGGAAAAGTAGATGTTAAGCTAATATACAATTCTACCTTTGAGCCTGTTTGCCCTGCCTCACTTACTTGAACTAAAAACGGCGTTCTTGCGTACATTTTCTTTTATTGCTATGTCAATAATATTACTGACGGTTAATACATAAGGGTTAATTAATTCAGTTGGTAATTTCTTAAGTTTCGTTTCTAAAGCATCACTAAAAAACATCGTTGGCTTAATACCACGGTTGTAAATATTCCCCGCTATTATTTGCGCTATTGTTCTATAATTACCTTTTTTATATTTGCCTTGTTCGTCTCTTAATCTTATATTTTTTCGCTTTGCCCAAACTTCAATGTTTGTAACAAAACTTTGCCAACTTCCTGCATAATTTCCAGAACCAAATTTAAAACGGCTATTGGGTGCTTGTTGCCCTCTTATCTTTGCGTTCTTTGATACCTTACTAGGGTTTGCACCTTTTACCCCTTGGTCTTGAAAGAATCCGTAATCTTCCATTTGAAAGCCTATGCGAATAGAATTTGGGTAAACCTTACTTTCTCCTTTAATCGAATTATAAAGTTTCTTAGATGCGTTCTTTTTACGTTTCGTTAAATTCGTTCTTGCTTGTTTAACAACGCCGTCTACAAACTTTTGAAGTGCTTCCGCTCGTGGGTCTTGACTCATTTCGTTAAGCGTTTAAATTCTCGTTGCTGTAATTCATCGCTTTGTTTCGTAAACGTGAGAAAAGTGAGGCATTTTCTAATTCCCAATTTGGTGATTGCATCGAATCTTGTAACGTCGCCTTGAGCGAGTACATGTAGGCTTCCATACCACCCCCATTGTTTTCCAAATTGAGTTCTTTCACTAAGTGAGTTTTGATTTCCTGATTCATCTCCGTCTCCAAAAATGTCAGGGTAGCTTTCAATAAGTCTTTTTCTAAAGTGCAAAAAAAAACATTCGCTCCCTTAACGATTTGTAACGGTGCAAACTTCATTAAATCGCTGTATTCATCGCTTCCGTTATAATCGTGAATTGAATACCTATCTTTAAAAGTTTCTTTAATTGGTCGGTACATAACCGCCATTGCTTTGTGAAAAGTCGAAACGTCTTGCAAGTACTTTTCTAAATCCACGTACTCGCCAAAACTAATCTCTTCTAAATTTGGAATAAAACCAAACTCCAAATCTTTAATTTTAAAACGCTGTTGGAACGTTCCTTCAGCTTCTAAAGTTTTTGTAAGGGAAATTATAAGTTCGGTTAAATCAGTCATTCGCATTTTAGCTATTGACTTCAATTCTAATCCAGTGAAACATTGCACCATTTGCTCCATCAAAAAATCCTCATCGTTACTATTTTGAGAAACGTTAACGAATTTTTGATAAGCACTAAGTGGTATTTCTGCAATAGATGTTGGTATGTTTAATTCTATCTTCATACCTTATAAACTACAAAGTTTAATAAATGTTGTAAACGCCTTTATTTGTGCTTATAGATTCCATTTCGTGGTACCGAAGTGCGTCAATTGCGTGGTCGTTTCCACCTTGTGGTTTGTTGGTTGTTTTTCCCGTTCTATCAACATCCCAACAGTACCCTCGAAGTTCTTTAATTAGATTTGTGCTATCGCTTGTAACTAAGTATTCTTGCTGTTGCATTACGTCAATACCGTAATTGATTGAATCCTTACCTTTTGTTACAGGGTAAATTTGTAAACCTCTACGTCTTATTTCTTCAATGCTTTTTGGCTCTGCTGAATCTGCATAAATTACCGCATCTTTTGGTAGTGCATTTGCAATATCACCGTTAACCATTCCAGTACGATAAAACAATTCTTTAACAATTCGCTTGTCGTTCCATTTGTAAACTGCAATCGCCGAAGTAGGGTCGTTGGTATATCCGAAGTCTAATCCAATTCCTAATAAACGGGCTTCGCTTGGTATCGTGTCTATTGTTTGCCAGTTGCTGAATACAACCCCTTGTAAGTTTCCGATTTGACCTTCTCCGTAAACCCTCCACCAATTCGCCCAGTAGTTTGACGTTTTGGCTTTCTCTTTTTTAATCATTAAATCTTCCAAAGTTTCTTTAGAAATACCCTCGTTGTCTAAATAAGTAAGTAGTAAAAATTCTGCGTTGTGCTGTGGTAATATTTCGGTATGCACCCAAAATTCGTTATCGGGATTGAAGTCAATATACGTTTCAGAACTCCTAATCATTAAAGCATCTGCAATTATAAAAGGAATATGATTCGCTTCGTTAAGAAATAGAATATCACGCTTACCACTTGCCTTTGCTTTACCATCTGAATCAAACGATTTGAACTGCATTCGTGAACCGTTAGTAAAAGTATAAATCAAAGCTGAAGCGTTCCAATTGTT